CCTGAGATAGTACAGAAGGTTATAGACTTAGCACTCGAAGGTGACAGGACTTGTCTTAAAATGTGTATGGATAGGATTATTCCTACTACAAAGGCAGTAGAATTTAGGTCATCAGAAGATAAAGGTAATATAATTATTAATGTTGGTGCTCTGGAAACTAAAAGGATAGAAATAGAGGAAAAAGATAAGAAAGAACTCACTTATGAAGATGGAGTTATAATAGATGAAGCCAGTATAGATGAAACAATAGTAAGTATAGCTAATGGCTAGAGAGCTAGATGTACAATTACATCCGGCACAACTAGAGATATTCAATAGTACAGCCCGATTTAAGGTAGTGAGTGCGGGTAGACGCTTTGGTAAGTCTAGACTAGCAGCTTGGATACTTATTATTAAGGCTCTTCAGTCGGATAGTAAGGATGTCTTCTATATAGGTCCAACTTTCCAACAAGCTAAAGATATTATGTGGAATATGCTCAAGGAACTCCTGCAAGGGACAGACCTTATAGAGACTACCCACGAAAATACAGCTACTATGAAACTTACTAATGGTAGAAGGATTAGCTTGAAGGGTTCAGATAGACCAGATACTCTGAGGGGCATAGGATTAGCTTATGTCGTCCTCGATGAGTATGCTAATATGAAGGTTGAAGTGTGGGAACAGATAATTCGTCCTACTCTGGCAGATGTGGCAGGTGGTGCACTCTTTATTGGCACTCCAGCAGGCAAGAATCACTTCTATGACTTGTTTCTAGAAGCAGAAAAGGATGAAGATTGGGAGACATTTCAGTATACAACTGTAGATAACCCTCTAATTGACCCTAAAGAGGTGGAAGTTGCTAGAAGGACTATGTCTAGCCAAGCCTTTAAACAAGAGTTTGAAGCTAGTTTTGTGTCTTTTACAGGTGGTATATTTAAAAATGAATGGATTAAGTATGATGAAGATGAGCCAGAAGAAGGCAACTACGTTATTGCGGTTGACCCTGCGGGGTTTGAACAGGTTGAGAAAGAGCGTGGTATCAAGGGTAGTAAGTTAGATGAAACTGCTATTGCTATCGTTAAAATCTCAGGTGATAGGTGGTGGGTTAAAAGTATACTCCACGGTAGGTGGAATATTAAAGCAACTGCTACTAAAATATTACAGGCTGCGATTGAAAATGAAGCAACTATTGTAGGAATTGAATCTGGTGCGTTAAAGAATGCCATACTTCCTTATCTCGAAGATGAGATGAGAACACAAGGTAGATGGGTTGTGATTACAGATGTAACCCACGGTGGCAAGAAGAAAGCAGATAGAATTACTTGGGCTCTACAAGGTCGACTAGAGCACGGGAAGATTACATTTAATAGAGACCCTAGGTGGAACGGTGAACTGGAGAGTCAGCTTATGGACTTCCCCAGCAAGCAGAGTCACGATGATTTAATTGATGCTCTCGCCTATATAGACCAAGTAAGTGTAGCAGACTTTATGCACACAATAGAATTAGAAGAGGAATGGAAACCTTATGATGAAATTGCAGGATATTAGATATGCCAAATTTTGAAATAGGCGAAGATAAATATAAAGGACTAGCAGGTTGGCTCGGTACGAGACTGGACGAGTGGAGAAACCATAGAGATTCAAACTACTTGGATAAGTGGGATGAATACTATCGTCTATGGCGAGGTATATGGCAATCTGGTGATAAGACTAGACAATCAGAGAAATCTAGATTGATAGCACCTGCTTTACAACAAGCAGTAGAATCATCTGTAGCCGAAATCGAAGAGGCTACATTTGGACGTGGTAAATGGTTTGATATCAAGGACGATATATTGGACCAAGACCCTTCAGATGCTGAATACGTACGCAATCTATTGCAAGAAGATTTAGAAGAGACAGGAGCCAAGGATTCGTTGTGCGAGGTCTTTCTAAATGGTGCAGTATACGGTACTGGTATAGGAAAAATATCCGTAGAAGAGAGAATTTGGAGGTATCCAGTAGAAGTTCCTATAGAGGGAACACTAACTACACAGAGAACTCTAAAAGAAGAGACTGCTATAGATGTCCGTATAGATGCTATAAGCCCTAAAGAATTTCTTATAGACCCCTCAGCTACAAGTATAAATGAAGCATTAGGTGTCGCACACGAAGTAATAAAGCCTCGACATAGTATTATACAAGGTATCAAGGATGGTACATATAGAGATATAGCTATAGAAGGTAGTTATAATATGGAGAGATTGAAGGGTTTCGACCCTGAATATTCGAGGGCAGATGCCTCAGACCAGATTAAAATTACGGAATATTGGGGTAAGGTGCCCTTAAAGTTCCTATCAGAGAATGAATCTATAGATGATTTCGAGTATAATGAAGATGAATTAGTTGAGGCTGTAGTTACAATCGCTAATGATAGTCATATATTAAGGGCAGAAGAGAATCCGTTTATGATGGCTGATAGACCTTTTGTTAGTTATCAGCACGATATAGTCCCAAATAAATTCTGGGGGAGAGGGGTTTGTGAGAAGGGCTTCAATCCACAGAAGGCTTTAGATGCAGAGATGAGAGCTAGAATAGACTCTCTAGCACTAACTACTACACCTATGTTAGCAGCAGATGCCACTAGATTACCAAGAGGTGTCAAGTTAGAGGTTCGTCCCGGTAAGACAATACTTACTAATGGAGACCCTAGACAGGCTATTATGCCTTTGAGCTTAGGAACTACTGACCAGAATACATATAATCAAGTAGCAAGTCTACAGAGTATGATACAGATGGGCACAGGTTCGGCAGATACTGGAGTAAGTCCAGAGAGAGCTACATCTGCTGGTATGTCTATGCAACAGTCTTCAGCTATCAAGAGACAGAAGCGTACACTGATGAATTTTCAGAATACATTCTTAATCCCTATGATTAATAAATCATTATGGAGAAAGATACAGTTTGATGTAGATAGATATCCTGTTAATGATTATAAGTTTGTACCTTATTCGACTATGGGTATTATGGCTAAAGAACTGGAAGCTCAACAGATGGTCAGTTTACTACAAGCTATACCTAAAGATTCTCCAGCATTTAATGTGATATTATTATCTGTATTCCAGAACTCTAGTATGCACAATAGAGACCAGATAGTACAAGCTCTTATGGAGGGTGCACAACCTAATCCTGAAGAAGAGAAGATGGAACAGATGGGTAAAGAACTTCAACTACAACTATTACAAGCTGAAGTTCAGAAGACTATGGCAGAAGCTCAGGAAGAATCTACTAAAGCTATGAAGAATGCAGCAGAAGCAGGAGCAGCACAGCCGAATGAATTGAAGATTCAAGAGAAATTCCTTAAATTACAGAAAGATTTAGCACAGATTGATAGATTGAGAGCGGATACTGAGAATATCCAGAGTGAAACTATAAGGAATATTCCTGAGATAGAACATCTCAAGTCCGAAACTCTCTTAAATATAGCAACAGCTAAAGAGAAGTTACAAGGATAAATCGTGGTAACAGACGATAAAGAATTTTATGCTAATAGAATAAATCTAGTCGGTACTGATGGATGGATAGGCTTAATTGAAGAATTAAAAACTCTATCCGAATCAGTAAAACGAATAGATTCTATTGACAATGAGAAAGACCTTTGGTTCGCTAGAGGTCAGTTGTCGATTTTAAGACAGATGATTGTTTTAGAAGACGCAACAAAAACAGCGATGACAGAACTAGATTTATAGCGTCATCATTTTTTAAAACTTCATAATCCCTAAAGGGACGGAGGCAATGATATGAGCAGTATAGTAGTAGACCCTGAAGAAATTTCAGCAGATGTAGAGGTAGAAGGCACAATAGAACCTGATGAAACCCCAGAAATATTAGAAGCGGAAAGTGATATAGAAGAGCCCACTTCAGATATTCCAGATAAGTTTGCAGGTAAGAGTGTAGAGGACATTGTTAAAAGTTATCAGAACTTAGAACAAGAACTTGGTCGTAAGAGTCAAGAGATTGGTGAGTTAAGACAACTATCTGATAGTTTCCTCAAAGCCGAAATATCTAGAAATGGACCACAGACAAGTCTACAGACAGAAAACTCAAACGGTGAGACAGAAGGTGATTTTTTTGAAGACCCCAGTAAAGCGGTCAATTCTTTAATAGAGAATCATCCAAAGTTTCGAGAGTTCCAAGAGTTCCAAGCTAAACAATCGCAAGATACTAGCAAGGCACAACTGGAACAGATTCATCCAGACTATGTAGACATCGTACAAGATTCTAAATTTCAGGATTGGGTCAAAGCTAGTAAGTTTAGGACCGACTTGTTTCAAGCAGCGGACGCCTATAACTATGATGCAGCCGATGAATTATTAACGCACTGGAAAGAGCGTTCTATGATTGATAAGACTGCTGAAGTTAAACAGCAACAAGCACAGAAACGCAAGAAGAACCTAAAAGCTGGTAAGACCGAATCCAGAGTATCATCTGAATCTACAGCAGGTAAGAAAACATATCGAAGGGCTGATTTAATTAGATTAAAACAGAATGACCCTAATAGATATGCAGACTTAGCTGATGAAATATACACTGCCTATGCAGAAGGAAGAGTCAAATAATATTAACATTACTATACAGGAGTAATTTA